ATGGCGCTGTCTGATGCGTGGTTGCGTTCAGTCGTTGGAAAGGAACGTGATAAGGTTTTGGTTAAATCCGATCGTGATGGTCTGTCTGTCAGAGTATCACCGAAAGGTCGCGTAGTGTTCCAATATCGTTATCAATGGGCAGGGAAAGGTGAGCGTCTTGATATCGGAACTTACCCGGCAACTGGATTAAAAGAGGCCAGAGAAGAAGTTATCCGTCTTCGTGGTGAACTCGAGTCAAACCGTAATCCACGATTGGTCAAGCAGGCTGAAAAACGAAAAGCTACTGAAGCCATGACGGTAGAGTCTGTGATCCGTGCTTGGTATGAAGCATATTGTGTAAAAAATAAAAAAGGTTCTGAACAGATACTTCGCTCGTTTGAGCTGCACCTGTTCTCTAAAATCGGGAATATCCCTCACGATGCAGCTACATTGCATGATTGGTTAGAAGTCCTGGAGCCTCTTAGCACTAAGACTCCAGCAATAGCAGACCGATTGCTAATTAACGCAAAGCAGGCCCATGTCTGGGCGTATAAGAGAAAGCTCATTGAAACTCGCCCGCTGTCGGATATCACGGGTAAAGATATGGATATCCGTAAAGGTCAGAAGAAACGGTTTCTGACACATGATGAAATTAAAATCCTTTATGCTGCGATCGATGGTTCTCGAATGGTTCCTAAATACCGGGCCTTCATTAAACTATTGCTGCATTTTGGTTGCCGTAGTTCAGAGCTAATTACCGCCCGGGTGGACGATTTTGATTTCATTAATAAAGTATGGACTGTACCACCAGAACGACATAAGACTGGGGAGATAACAGGCGAACCGCTAAAGCGGCCCATTATTGAACCGGTTGAAGAGCTTATAAAGTACGCTATCTCTATGAACAATGGTTCCGATATGCTTTTTACTAAGGAAGGAAGCAGGGAACCCGTTGGTCGGACATCATTGCAGTCGCTGCCTTACAATTTAATGCAGTACGCATGGCGGTGTTTAGGATATCAATTCCCTCATTGGTCTCTTCATGACTTGAGACGTACAGCTCGAACAAATTTTTCTGATCTTACTGCGCCTCATATCGCAGAAATTATGCTTGGTCATAAGCTGCCAGGGGTATGGCAAGTTTATGATAAGAGTGATTATCTAGAAGAACAGCGTAAAGCTTACCTGGCATGGTGGAAGAGGGTTGAATCGATTGTTAATTGTCAAACTGACGGTTTGTATCACCTGAACATAACCAAATCTCCTAGCACACTTTGAGCGAGATGTGAGCGTTAAGTTTACGCCATTGTGTTGACATAAGAGGGGGCGGGTATCGATATCATCACTATCCCTATGCCCCTAAATCGCTCCTGCCATTTGATAAATGCAGATGTTTACCACCAAATGTTTTTGATACTATAGGTCGATTCATGATTTACCTAGAAACTTAGTTGTAACGAAAACTTCTTAACGGACACTATCTGGATAAAGTTAGTTTTTTATTTAAGAGGGTTAACATGTCAAAGTTAAAAAATGAACCATTAGTAAGGGTATCAGAAGAAGACGGAATAGAAATAAGGAAGATCCAATATCCAGATAATACGATAGAAAGAATTTATAAGCAGAAAGGTGTAATATTACCACGAATACCTTTAAAAGGCCGCTTTGTAGAACAATATGTGGCCTTACAGTTGCTTGATAAAGATCTTCGGAATGTTATTGGTTGGGAGAATATAATAAAAAATATTTGTAATAACATTAATAAAGAACAACACTTTATTTATCCGGATTTAGAAAAGAATCTAATATTAAAGTCTTTGTTTATATCAAAAGTTGTTACTTACGGTAAGTGTTTTACAGAGGCGAAAGGGCGTCGATTCACATTGCAGAGAAAGCATGTGCCAGAAAAATATAGAGATTTACATGATTCTATTATGAATGTTAGACATAACTTTGCTGCCCATAAAGGTGAATTCGAATATGATCAATGTGGCTTGGTTTTAATATTGCCGGGGACCAAGAAAAAAAGGTACTATCATATTTTTTCAGAGCTCAATCAAATAAATTACGGTAATAATGAGGAAGATGATGAACGTTTTTTTATGTTATATGATTCACTGCGTGAAGTCATTAAAGAAAAACAAGATAAATTAATTGATAAAATATACGCTGAAAAGATTCATACTCAAACAATGGAGTATTGGTTGAGCCGAGCAGGAAAAGAAACAGAGATTTAATTTGTTCAGTATATAAAAGCTAATTTTTAAGGAGTAATTTTCAGATGATTAAAGCTGATTACATTGCGATAGGTACTCTACGACTAACTTTTCAACAAGAGTAAGGGGGTAATCAATTTTATTTGTATCAATGGTATGACATTTCTTGGCGATAATGTTTTGATCTTATCGATTCATGTCATATGGTCATTGGTAACGTCCGCTCTTGGTAAAGAGTGGACGCTCAGATTAGGTTTGGCATCTAAGCATAGATGTGTCAGCTCACATCTAAGCTAATACATATTACTCAATCACTCCCGCAAATCTGTAAATCTTGTGTGATGCCCATTTATTTGGGCAGGATTTAATATCAGGATCTGGAAAGTCAGGCCTGTATTTCTGACCAGTTCTCCTGTTTACGCTGTTCCAGCGAAGAACTGTCGATACTGAAACACCACAGAAATCGGCGACTTGTTTAGTTGTCATTAAGTTGTTCATTACTTCACCTCCTGCGGCGGCTCCGGTAGTGGCATCCAGTGGGTTACTTTCGATGCCTGTTCTTCCTCATTGTCAGTAACTGCCCACCATTTGTTTCTCGACCAATCGTAATACCCTTCGAAGGTATCGCACTCAGTCCAGCCGTAAGACTTCCCCCAACACCAAACATACTGTTTATCATTCGGCATTCGCTCACTACAGCTTATCCAACCACCTGGACTTACCGGAGAGTTGCCAGACAGCGCGTTCTGCAGCCGTTCCAGCTTAACGTATTCCTGAACCCTGTTTCCGTCGCACACCTGAAGCCATTGCGCAGCCTTTTGCGCATCAGTGTGAAAGGCACAAGTGCGACCGTCATCAAATTGCATTTCGTAGAGGTCAGCAACTTGTTCAAACTGCGTGTGTGGTGACTTGTAAGTTTGGTTTACAGGTTCGGCACCATGAAGCATGGCGGCGCGGCAGGCGTTCCAGCCTTCATCAAAACCGACTATGCCATTATTTAAAGACGGACGAGCATCTGGCACTACCGGCACTGGCTTGGCTATATATAGCGGCTGAACATACCAGCCCTTTGATAACCAACTGTCAGCAATGTTTTTACTCCTCGTTATTGCCGGAATACCTAAGCCATTTTCTGAATGCAGCCACGCCACCGGCTCCTCTTCTAGCGATGCCAGAGCAATTTCATAAGCACGGCGCTCAATATCGTCTCGAACCTCTAGGCTGCTGATTCGTTCTTTGATTTCTTTAATCAGTTCTTTATTGGTAAATGTGGTCATTATGCTCCAGCCTCCGGTGCTTTTGGCACTACTGCCCAGTGAGTGATATTGACGTTTTCAAGGTCCCCGACCTGAAATGTCCACTGCCATTCTCCGGTTTCTTTTTGTCCCTAGGTGTACCAGAGAGAACGCCAGCCAATCAGCCAGCCTTCTCCATTAGCATCAAATAACAGAACACTTTCATTTGCTGGTGGCAGTTCAGTTGACACTGGTATTATTTTGTTTTCCAGTGCCGCACATTTAGCTTCAAGCGCGTCGAATTTACGTACCAGGTACTCAGCATTTGTTTCGTTCACTTTCAGATCTCGCGGTACACATTTCCCGCGAAGAAACCCTTCCATTTCGAAAACATTCATGCGCATTTGCGTAACTCCGATAAATCGTTAAAACGTTCCATAAACATCCCGTAGGCATGGCCCGGTGCCAGTGGAATCACGTTGAACATCTCTGTTGCCGGGATGCCTTCCAGTACAGGCCAGAAAGAGCCATCATCAAGCCCGAGATCGCGGCGTTCGGTTGCCAGCATGATGAGATCGGCATATTTCACGGGTGTACTCATAACCGGGGGTAACCCGTATTTCTCACGGATTACGGCGTCTATTTTTTCTTCCATCCGTTTATAGTCAGGAAGAAGGCGTTTCAGTGGTGCGGGAATGTCCTGGCAATACGCTTCTGTTGCATCATGCATTAACGCTTCAAAAGCAAATTCCTGCGGCACCAGCTGGCTGCAAAGAACCGCATGTTGGGCGACGCTGTAGAAGTGCGAAAGATGACCGGCAAAGCGACAGATATTTGAAAGGGAAACCGCGATATCGTTAATATCGATGTCGTCTTTATTTATCCTGTCATAATAAAAATGCTTCCCAGAAAAAGTTTTGATAAATGACATTTTGTTCTCCACGTATATGCGCTGCACCGCGCTGAATTCTGGTAAAAAGAATCCCTCACCATCCGGCGATTATTGAGTAAATTACGTTTCCATAAATGCCCCCGCAGGGGCATTTGCAGTAATGAAATCAGGCGGTGAAAGTACCAATAAAGGTTTCTACTTTGCTGTCCTTGAATTTCTCAACAAGCAGATCACGAAATTCGTTAGCCATATCTTCCTGCACCGCTTCCAGCTGAATAATGCGCAGAACCAGTACAGGACGATCGCCAGTGATAATGCTGAGGCGTAATTTAAACGGACGTTCTTTCAGACCTTCAAACGGAACGCATTTAAATTCAAATGCCACTGGCATAATGTCTTTGGTCTTCGCTTCGACAGACTCCATCAGGGAGCGTTTGCCGCTGAAGTCATTATCTTCAAAATCAGCGGTCTGGTTTGCTTCAATCGTGATTTTACGGACCGCCGCAGCCGCTTTTGTTGCCTGAATGGTGTCACCATTAGCATCAAAGCCCACAAGATAGTCGGCCCAGTCTTCAATCCATTCTGCCAGTGACTTCTGGGAGTTACGCTCGCCGTTAACATACAACAGGGCAGAGAACGGTGCTGTCTTTTTCAGTTTGAGAGTGGCGGTGTTATCTGCGTGACCTGGTTCATCAATAGTACCCAGGTTAAGCACACTGACGGCACGCATATTATCAGCATCGATAAAGCAGCGGGTGCCTTCATCTGCAAGATCTTTAGAATAACGGGTAAAGTCATCGATGCTGGCAGTGGAAAGCGCACCACGGAAACGGAAGCGATTTAAATTAAATTTTTCCAGATCATGAATGCGGAAATTCTCAGGCAATGCCACAGCATCGGCACCAATCTTACTGATAATTTCATTAACACCCTGAGCAGAAATAAGGGCATGGATTTGATTAATTGCGGTTGCGTCTAAGTTCTGAGACATAATAAGTCCTCACTATATAAAGATATTCAGTGATGAGATAAATAATCAGTTAATTAAGAACGATATTAATGACCTGCTGCGCGGAGTTTTCCGTCAGGTTCACCGGCAAGAGTCAGTAATTGTCCCTGGTCTTCCTGCAGAATAGTCAGGCGACCACCGCGATTGACATACATCGGCGTTTCGGTGGTGTCTTCTTCGGAAATTTTCCCGCGGTTAGTCGGGCGAACATATGAGAGTTTGTGTTTGATTTTCACACGGTTCTCATCAAATGGTTCGATTTCCAGGTTGAGTGAGACCTTACCTTTGGTTTTCGTGTTCATCACACCGGAAGCGACTTCACTGAGAACTGCGCCGATTTTGGTTTCAAATACGCCGCCGTCCAGCTCCCCGATAAATGCCTGCACATCAGTACTGCGTTCGCTAGCCATTTTGCTGCTCCTCATCATATCGACCCTGCAAGGCCGGTTGGTTTCTCCACAAAACAGAGAAGAACACCTGCGGTGGCAGCCGCCCGGATGGATTGGGTTATGAGCCCGTCGTCCGGTGATGCTCTTCTCTGTTTTGTAAAAAGGACGGTACCAGCCGGAAGCAAGGGTACAAGCTGGTACCGCCAAAGCAGTGGCTGTTGTGGTGGGGTTGTCACTCAGGCGTATGGTCAACCTGACAATCCGGTGTCCTCAACGGGGAAAGAGTAACCCCGCCATACTTACCGCCGCGCCATTTCGCGGATTACCACAACGCTGAGAGCACTTAGCCAGTTATGGCACCACACTTTGTCGCGGCTCCATAAATGCCCTCATCGTTGCACCCTGGTCTCTTCCCAGGCGTCAAACCGGATCGCCACGCTGGTTAGGCGTCTTATCAGCATCATCATTGACTTGCACATTCCGGCTACCTGGTTTGTTTGCCCGAGCAAGGAGTGGATTGTCCCCTTTAACGTCCCCAGACCGCTAACGACGCATGTGCCATACGACGTGTTACAATAAAATGTTCGGTATTAGTTACCAAAGAGACGATTACTCTTATGGTTGAATGTAATACCCCTGTTGAATATTTTCTTGCGTACTATTTGTTTTTCCTATATAACGAATTGGTTGTTTTGTTTACATAATAAGAACTTTTCTTAAATAAGTTTACATTGTTTTGTCTTGCTATTTTTCAAAATTCAAGAACAATGAATTGTCGCTATCAGTAATTATTCTTTATGAAATTTTATAAATAACTCCCTGCTTTTGAGGTTTGTACGCAGTGTTTTTAGTTGTCGAGGACATAATGGATAATCAAAATACTCCTGTTTTTGATGTATGTGGTTGGTACTGTGTGCCAGTTAAAGATCATAATTCAGTTATAGTTCAACTGTCCTGCAAACAACCACCATTTGAATCTGATAAAATTATCGAAAGTCCAATATATTCTTTTCCCATAAAAGAAATACCAAATCTCATAAATACATTACAAAACATTTATGAAGAAAATAATTGATTATAAATCCAGTTCAAAAGTGAAGCGTCCACTTGGGCGCTTTTTTATTTACGAACCATTCCGGTCTTCGTATGCCCCGGACGGCTACTTCGTGGGCGTCCTGCCTGTTCGATATCTTATGCAGGTACATTATGTATCTTAATGGTACATTGTCAAGTATAAAAAAACCTGCCGAAGCAGGTTCATAGACATTGATCAGGCTTTAATTTTGTATCTTCTTGGTTTTCCTGAGAAAATAACTGTACCAATGATAGAGCAATTACCGTTTATCTTAATGTAAGGCTCAGGCCAGTTGGGGTTTAATGCTTTGAGATAACGCTGTGTCCCGTCTTCTATCAACCTTTTGAAGGTGGTTTCACCTGTATCGTGCATCAATGCAATAACGTCATCGCCGTGGCAGGCTGGTACTTCTGGATCGACAAAAATCATGTCCCCCGGACGGTACTCATCAATCATTGAATCACCAATCACCCTCAATATATAAGTCATTTCGCCACAGGGTACAGGGCAGGGATATGTTTCTGTTGTGCTCAAATCAACCTCAGAATAGCCAACTTCTTTCCATGCTCCGGCCTGTACCCATGATATGACAGGGACTAACGTTATTTGTTTATTAGTGATTGAAACATCAGGTTTTTTTGTGATGTTCGTTGTCTGGTGTTCTTGATCAAGCCATCCGACAGGCAGGTCGAAACATTTTTCGATGTGCCGTGCCATGCTGTCACCGATATTTTTAGTAGCACCATCTCCCATAAACCTGCTGGTCTGGGTTGGTTCGCGATCAATCATGGTGGCAAAGGAAGAATTCCCGCCAACACCATCTCTCAGTTTTCTGGCGTTAGACCGCCGGATGTCATGGACTGTTTTCATAACGAAATTAAAACCTTTGTACCGATAGGGTACAAGTATCTTGAAGGTTCATTTCAATCATGTAATATGTATATAAGAGGTACATATTGTATGAAAGCGTATTGGGACTCTTTAACCAAAGAACAGCAGGGCGAGTTGGCCGGAAAAGTTGGCTCAACACCAGGCTACTTACGGCTGGTTTTCAATGGTTATAAAAAAGCCAGTTTTGTGCTGGCTAAAAAACTTGAGCAATGCACGTCAGGTGCAATTACGAAATCTGACTTAAGACCGGATATCTATCCGAAAGATTAACAGAACACCTTTAATTTTTAACCACAGAACGATGAGGCTAACCGTGGGTAAGCATCACTGGAAAGTAGAAAAACAGCCTGAGTGGTACGTGAAAGCTGTCAGAAAAACTATCGCGGCGTTGCCGGGGGGTTACGCTGAAGCTGCTGAGTGGCTGGATGTAACAGAGAACGCTTTATTCAACCGCCTTCGTGCAGATGGCGATCAGATTTTCCCGCTGGGATGGGCAATGATTTTACAGCGCGCGGCTGGCACTCACTACATTGCGGATGCTGTCGCACAGTCTGCTGGTGGGGTGTTTGTATCGCTTCCTGAAATTGAGGAAGTAGAGAACGCCGATATAAACCAGCGCCTGCTGGAAGTCATCGAACAGATCGGGAGTTACTCAAAGCAGATTCGTTCGGCAATCGAAGATGGGGTAGTGGAGCCACACGAGCAGACAGCAATTAATGATGAGTTGTATCTGTCAATTTCGAAGCTCCAGGAGCATGCAGCACTGGTCTACAAAATCTTTTGCGCTCCAGAAAAGAGTGACGCCCGCGAGTGTGCAGCTCCGGGCGTCGTGGCGTTTTGTGTCTGTGGAGAAACTAACGCATGAACAGTTTAACGGCAAATAACCATTTGTCGCAACAGCTGGTGGTCAGCGTCGCTGAACACCTGTTGTTACGGCATGAATGCAGATTACCAAATCTCCTGGCTGTAAGTAACCACAGAGAACTTTACCTGACTGTGGGGGGCGAGTTGTGCAGGAACTTAACCGCTGGTTTCGTGACGGAAGAGGACTTTATGTTCATGTTATTCGTTGGGAGCCAGAAACACAGCGCGTTATCTATCTTCGCAAAGACTACCCGCATGAGTGCTTTAGCCCTTTGTGGAAATTCAGGCGTGATTTTGTTGAGTGTGAAGGACCACCAGCACATTGATTCTGCCATTCCGGGACGTTACACTGTTCAGGCACCTTATAAAGCGGGTGCCGGGCGTGGAAACCCGGAATTCACCAAAGCGCACAACCGCGCTCTTGCGGTTTTTTTGTGTCATGAGCAGCATTACGCCCAAATTATGGTGGGGCGTGCAGGGCCAACTTCGGTTGGGCCGGGTTCTTTGGTGACCGGTATTTCCACCCCTGTACGTCTCACCACCAATAAGGTCGTGGAAAGCCTTGGTGGTGAGTTATTAAAAATCACCAAAGAGGCTGCCATCATGGCTACGATCCCAACCCTCACTCAACCTGAAATTGCCATCGTTGATGGTCAGGCTGTTACTTCATCCCTGGCTGTTGCCAACTTCTTCTCCAAACGTCATGACGATGTACTGAAAAAGATCCGCACGCTTGAATGCTCCGCATCATTCACTGCCCGCAATTTTTCGGTGAGTGATTACACCGATTGCACAGGCCGCAAACTACCTTGCTATCAAATAACCCGCGACGGTTTTGCGTTTCTTGCTATGGGTTTCACGGGTAAACGTGCTGCCCAGTTCAAAGAGGCATACATCAATGCCTTTAACCAGATGGAGAAACAGCTTTCAAAGCCCGCTGTACCGAGCGACGTTGCACATAACGCCAGCGTACTCTATTCCTACATTTCATCAATTCATCAGGTCTGGTTGCAGCAGCTTTATCCCATGCTGGAAAAAGCTGAATCACCGCTGGCTGTAAGTCTGTATGACCGAATTAACGATGCGGCATTTCTTGCCCGTCTTATTCATTCGTCGCTGAACTCTTCCGAGGTAAGGGGGCGCAAATGATCCGGAATATTTTCAAACGGTTTACCAATCAGACTTTCCGTTGTCCTCGACCGGGTCAGTGGTACACCACGCCTGCAGGGCATGTTCTACGTGTTAGCCTGGTTGACCGTGAATGTCAGAAGGTGATTTGTGAACCGCTGGGCCGTAATTACCGCGTCAGTATGCCGCTTATAGCCTTTCGCTCCGGAAAAAACATGAAGCATCTCGGAGGTGCAGCATGAGTATGGAGCTGATGGTTAAAGCGATGAAAATTCGAGTGGGTAATCCATTGCGAAAACTGGTTCTGATCAAGCTGGCTGATAATGCCAGCGATCAGGGTGAGTGCTGGCCCAGCTACCAGCATATTGCTGACCAGTGCGAGATTAGCAAACGTTCTGTGATGAATCATATTGCGGCCCTTTGTGAGTCCGGGCTGGTAAAAAAAGTCACCCGGAAAGGTGAAAAAGGTAACTCAAGTAATATCTATCTCCTTCATCTGGATGGTGCAGGAGATTCACTAGGGGGTAGTGCAAATAATTCACTATCTGGTGCAGCAAATTCACCAGGTAGTGCAGGAGTTGCACCAGGGGGTAGTGCAGGAGATTCACCCAGAACCAGTCACTCTTTTGAACCAGTCAAAGAACCAGTCAATGAACCAATAGCTGTTGGTGCATCAGTTGATGAGTCCGTGCGAGTTCGTTCAAACCGACCGGAATACTCTCCGGAGTTTGAGCAGGCATGGCTGGCATATCCCAAACGTGCTGGTGGCAATTCAAAATCTGCAGCCTTCAAAGCCTGGAAAGCCCGTTTGAATGAGGGAGTAAACCCCGAAACCATGCTGGAAGGTGTGAAACGCTACGCGGGCTGGGTATCTGCGATGGGTAACAGCGGCACACAATTTGTGAAACAGGCTGTCACGTTCTTTGGTCCGGATCGTCATTTCGAAGAATCCTGGGAAGTTCCTGCGGTATCTGCAGCCAGACGCGAGGACCCGTACTTCAAAGCCAGTTACGACAACGTGGACTACAGCCAGATCCCGGCAGGATTCAGGGGGGGATTATGAGTCTTTTGAATGAAGTTCAGAAATTCATTGAAGCCCATCCGGGGTGTACTTCCGGAGACATTGCGGATGCTTTTGCTGGTTACTCACGACAGCGCGTTCTGCAGTCAGCAAGCAAGTTACGTCAGAGTGGGCGTGTGGCTCACCGTTGTGAAGGAGATACACGCAGACATTTCCCACGCCTGACTGAGAGAGCGCAGGAGCCGGAACCACAACCAGTTCGTGAAACCAGACCTGTGCGCAATTTCTATGTCGGCACTAACGATCCACGGGTGATTTTGTGCCTGACCCGCCAGGCGGAAGAACTGGAGTCCAGGGGCTTATTTCGTCGTGCTGCAACCGTGTGGATGGCGGCATTCCGTGAAAGCCACTCCCTGCCAGAACGAAACAATTTTCTGGCGCGTCGTGAGCGGTGCTTACGGAAAAGTAGCAAGCGCGCTGCATCGGGTGAAGAGTGGTATCTGTCAGGGAATTACGTGGGGGCTTAATGAGTAATAAATATTGCCGGGCGCTGGTGGAACTGCGGAACAAACCAGCCCATGAACTGAAGGAAGTGGGCGATCAGTGGCGCACGCCGGGTAACATTTTCTGGGGAATTAACACCCTGTTTGGCCCGTTTGTCCTGGATCTGTTTACTGACGGTGATAACGCCAAATGTACCGCGTATTACACGGCGGAAGACAACGCGCTGGCGCATGACTGGTCAGAACGTCTTGCGGAGCTTAAAGGTGCTGCCTTTGGTAATCCCCCATACAGCCGCGCCAGTCAGCATGAGGGGCAATACATCACCGGCATGCGTTACATCATGAAACATGCCAGTGCCATGCGTGATAAAGGCGGGCGCTATGTTTTCCTGATCAAAGCTGCCACCAGCGAAGTGTGGTGGCCGGAAGATGCAGATCATATTGCTTTTATTCGCGGGCGTATTGGTTTTGAACTGCCTGCCTGGTTTATCCCGAAAGATGAGAAGCAGGTGCCGACAGGCGCTTTCTTCGCTGGTGCTATTGCTGTTTTCGACAGACCTGGAAGGGACCGGCAATCAGCTACATCGGGCGCGATGAACTTGAGGCATGTGGTGAGGCGTTTCTGGCGCAGGTTCGCCAGCAGGCGGAAAAACTGGTCAGGGAGATGGCGGCATGACGACGTTAACTCAATGCCAGCAGCAGGTGCTGGATATGCTGATTTCTTATCAGAAAGAACGTGGCTTCCCGCCAACCAATCAGGAGGTGGCAACCATGCTGGGATACCGTTCAGTGAATGCAGCGGTGGAGCATCTTCGCGCACTGGAGAAAAAAGGCGTCATCACGATAAAGCGTGGCGTGGCCCGGGGGATAACGCTTCATACTGCGATGAAGGACGACGACAGCGAGGCGGTCGGGATTATCCGCTCACTGCTTGCCGGTGAGGAAAACGCCAGGCTGCGTGCAACCCACTGGTTACATGAGAGGGGCCTGAAAGTATGAAGCTAATACTGCCTTTCCCGCCCAGCGTGAACACGTACTGGCGACACCCCAACAAAGGGGCGTTTGCTGGTAAGAGCCTGATAAGCGCGGCGGGGCGAAAATTCCAGAGCGCGGCGTGCGCAGCAATAGTTGAGCAGTTACGTCGTCTGCCGAAACCAACGTCGGCACCTGCTTCAGTGGAGATCGTGTTGTTTCCTCCGGATAACCGGATCCGCGATCTGGACAACTATAACAAGGCGCTGTTTGACGCCCTGACCCACGCGGGGGTGTGGGAAGACGACAGTCAGGTGAAAAGAATGCTGGTGGAGTGGGGACCGGTTATCCCGGAAGGTAAGGTCGAGATCACTATCAGTAAGTACGAAAAAGCGAGTTGCAAATTAGCAACTCGGTAACGGAATTGAGCAACACCCTAAATTTGGGTATTACCTCGTTAAAGATACTGTATTTATGAACAGTGTATCCTTGATAACTATTAAAAATCGCAGTAAGTTCATCTTGCATCAACGAAAAGGGAGTGCAGTCCCGAAATTTGTGGAGAAACCAATGAATCAGTTGCTTGTAATTGATGGCGTTTCTGTGCGCCAGTACTTTGAATCTAACTACTGTCTTAACGACCTTCAGAAAGCTGCTCTTCTTGCCGCTGGTGAGAATCGCTCCTCCCGTTCGCTGGAAGTTCACGAGTTTATGCGTCGTCCTGAAACGAAGGCTCTTGTGGAATTACTGGAAGAAGAAACTACGGGAGATTCCCGTAGTATTCCTGTCATCACCATTCAGGGGCGCAATGGTGGGACGTATGTCTGTAAAGAGCTGGTCTATGCATATGCAATGTGGATCAGCCCGGCATTCAGCTTAAAAGTGATACGTACTTTTGATGCGCTTCATAATTCATCACCAGAAGAAACCACATCCGACAAAATTAAATCCGGGGTCATTCTGCTTGAATCAGCAGCAAAGACTCTAAATCTGTCAAACTCCTCGAAACTTGGTGCATACCAGAAATTATCAAAGGTAGCAGGTCTTCCTGAACTTATGCCGATCTATGCCATTGATGCACCTGCTGATGCGCCAGATGGTTCAAGCCGCCCTACGCTGTCGCTGAGTGCACTGCTGAAGCAGTATGGTATCCGCCTGACGGCTAATCAGGCATATCACCAGATGGCGAAGCTGGGGATCGTTGAACAACGCGAACGATACAGCCGTACCGCGATTAACAACATCAAAAAATTCTGGTCGCTGACGGCGAAAGGCTGCATGTTCGGCAAGAACATCACCAGTCCTGCAAATCCGCGCGAGACGCAGCCGCATTTCTTCGAATCCCGATTCCCTGAGCTGTTAAAGCTGCTCGATACCGTTCACTGATGGGAGGCGTGGAGCATGCGAATTACACCACCCCATCTGCAGCCAGTTTTATCCAGGGTTAAACGTTTTGTTGAACGAATGCCGGAAGGCGCAACACTGACCCAGATATCACAGAAAGTGCAGGCGTACAGTCTGCTGAATAAAAGGGATAAGGAGATACTCATTGGCATTATCCGCGACAGTGGACTTCTGGTCGTTGCGAATGATGGAAGAACTACAACGTTACATCATCCTAAATTTGGACATCAGGCAGTAAATAGTGAAATACCAGTAAAAACAGAGGAACCCGTTGTGATTAAAAAGACCGTTACTCCGGATGAATTACGCAGGCATGCTGAGGAGCTGATCAGGGCTGCGGAAGAAGCAGAGAAGAAATTTAATGATCGTGCGGAAATTAAAAAGCAACTGGATCCTCTGAAACTGGAAATCCTCCAGGCGTATGGAATGGCAAGTCGTAAATTTGATGAGTTTGTTGATGCTATGGCGGATATGGGGAAAGCGGTACAGAAACTGAAACAGATTGTGCTGTGAGGTTCTACGTTGAGAGCACTACTGACCCCTGAAATTGCCCCACGTATGGGGATCGTATTGTTCAGACCCGGTTCAGAGCTGATGCCCCTGTTTATGCAGGGGCGTGTCCTGCTGGAGCCTGAGCCGGAACGTTATTCATCTTTTGCCAGTGGTGCCGTTCCGGCGGCATCACAACCGCTGGCGGATGATCCTGCCGTTCGGGCTATGTTCCGCAATGAGGCGGTAATCCGTCGTGCTGGTGGCGTGGAATGTCTTGAAAGCTGGTTACTTCGTGAAAAAGGCTGCCAGTGGCCTCATTCCGACTGGCACAGCGAGAATATGACCACAATGCGACACGCTCCGGGCGCAATCCGTCTGTGCTGGCACTGCGATAACCAGCTGCGCGATCAGTTCACGGAACGGCTGGAATCAATGGCAACGGATAACTGTGCCCGGTGGGTGTTATCTGTCGTGCGTCGGGATCTCGGTTTTGATGATAGTCACGTTGTGACAATGCCGGAACTGTGCTGGTGGCTGGCTCGTAATGACCTGGCGGATGCCTTACCGGAAAGTGCAGCCCGTAAGGCACTGAGATTACCGACGCCTGTTGTGCCGTCTGTCACCCGGGAGTGTGACCTTGTGCCTTCGGTTCCTGCCACCAGCATCATCCAGGATAAAGCGAAAAAGGTGCTGGCGCTGAAAGTGGATCCGGAGTCGCCGGAGTCTTTTATGTTACGCCCCAAACGTCGCCGCTGGGTTAATGAAAAGTACACGCGCTGGGTTAAGACACAGCCGTGTGCATGTTGTGGAAAGCCTGCTGATGATCCCCACCACCTGATAGGTCACGGTCAGGGTGGAATGGGAACAAAAGCGCATGACCTTTTTGTGTTGCCTTTGTGCAGAAAGCATCACGACGAGCTGCATGCGGATACCGTGGCATTTGAAGAGAAGTATGGCTCCCAGCTGGAGCTGATATTTCGTTTTATCGATCGTGCGCTGGCAATTGGCGTTCTGGCCTGATTTTGTGGAGAAAGTTGATGCGTGATATTCAAATGGTTCTTGAACGTTGGGGGGCATGGGTGGCAAATAATCACGAGGATGTCACCTGGTCGTCTATTGCTGCAGGATTTAAAGGACTAATCCCTTCAAAAGTAAAATCCCGCCCGCAATGTTGTGACGATGACGCGATGATCATTTGTGGGTGCATGGCTCGCCTGAAAAAGAACAACAGCGATTTGCACGATTTATTAGTGGATTATTATGTAGGTGGTATGACGTTTATGGCGCTTGCCCGTAAACATGGGCGTTCTGATTGCTGGGTTGGGCGTTTATTGCAAAAGGCTGAAGGTGTAGTTGATGGCATGTTAATGATGTTAGAAATTGAGCTAGAGATGGATCGTTAGAAGATCTCTTATTGAGGGGGTAATTGAATCAGTTTAATGTGTGGGGAGTCGATTTATTTCTCCCCATTTTATTTAATTAATTTACTTAAGGTTTTAATTCATCAAGACGTTGTTGGATAGTGTTTTTGCTTGCGTTGTCTGTTATAGCCATTTGTTGTACTTGCCCCATTGCCATTTGAGTTTCCATCCACATATCGGCCCACACTTTTGTATCGTTATTAACTTGAGCGATAGTAAATCTGACTTTTGATACCGGGGTTGTTGAATAGGCATTGCCGATTAACATTTGTCCAAAAACAGCAGACCCGCCTTCCAGTTCTTTACCACATATAACACTGCTGTTATCCGCGTTGTAAATTATCAACCCTCTACTATTGCAGTAATTCACAAGGGCATCTTTGACTTTATCTTTTGTCGTATTTTGATAAACCCCCTCAGGTTTTCCTGATTGAGTTTTCTTTATCAATGGTACGGAAGAAGTACAACCTGAAATGATAGTTGCGCTAAGTAATAATACAGTCATTTTATTCATGTTTCTTATCCATTGTTAAGGGCATACCTACACAATTATTTTTATTGGAGATGAATAATCAACCGTTTACAATCGTAAAAAATCAAATATGCTGTTAAGAGTGGTTACTTCGCCACACAACTTAAACCCGCCGCTGAGCGGTTTTTTTGTACCTGTAAACTTGGTGCAGTACAGTAAACACGCTGGTGGTCGTGAATACTGACTTTTTATCTTGCTGGCTTTTTAGACAAGAGTTATTGGTATGTCATGTTAACCAGAAGGGAAAAAACATGCTAAAACAGCAAGATATGACAGAAACCGCCGCCGCAGTCCTTCATTTCTTACCTGCTGACAAGTGGGTAACGCCACGCATGATGACGAGAACTACCGGAGTAAGCGAAGTCCGGTGCCAGTTAATACTGACTCAGTTAGTTCTGGCGGGTCTGGCGAAGGATAACGGCGGGTACGGGAATAAATTCAGACGCTGCCAGTAATGGCGGTTTCCTGCTGTGAAAATGGGCGGCTGGTGGGTGTTGGTAGCACCTGCCAGCCATTCGCTCATGCTTACTGGTCACAAGCGAACCACGGCCCACTGCTTTAGCGCAAAAGCAGAGTGAGCCTACCAGAGTTACGCTTACTGATCCATGAAAAATACTGTAAAAATAAACAGTGTTGATTTAATCAACGCTGATTGCCTGCATTTTATTCAGTCCCTGCCTGATGATTCCATTGACCTGATTGTTACCGATCCGCCTTACTTCAAGGTGAAACCCAACGGTTGGGACAATCAGTGGAAAGGGGACGAAGATTATCTTAAGTGGCTGGACCACTGTCTGGCCCAGTTCTGGCGGGTGTTGAAACCTGCCGGAAGCCTTTACCTGTTCTGTGGGCATCGCCTGGCATCTGATATTGAGATCATGATGCGTGAACGTTTCAACGTGCTTAACCATATCATCTGGGCGAAGCCGTCCGGACGTTGGAATGGGTGTAATAAAGAAAGTCTGCGCGCATATTTTCCTGCCACAGAGCGCGTTCTGTTTGCTGAACATTACCAGGGGCCATATCGCGGCAAAAGTGACGGCTATGCGGCAAAAGAAAGGGAACTCAAACAGCACATAATGGCACCGCTGATATCGTATTTCAGGGATGCTCGTGCCGAACTGGGAATAACGTCAAAACAGATAGCGGAAGCCACCGGAAAGAAAAACATGGCTTCGCACTGGTTTGGTACCAGTCAGTGGCAGTTACCGAACGAAGCTGATTACAACAAATTGCAGGCGTTGTTTGCGCGTGTTGCAGCAGAAAAACATCAGCGCGGTGAACTGGAGCAGCCACACCACCAGCTGGTCAGCACATACAGTGAACTGAACCGGCAGTATACGGAACTGCTGAGAGAATATAAAAATTTGCGGCGGTATTTCGGTGTGACTGTGCAGGTGCCGTACACCGATGTGTGGATGCATAAACCGGTGCAGTACTATCCCGGGAAACATCCGTGCGAAAAACCGGCAGAAATGTTGCAGCAGATAATCAGCGCAAGCAGTCGTCCGGGAGATCTGGTTGCAGATTTTTTCATGGGGTCGGGTTCGACGGTCAAAGCATCGATGGCGCTGGGACGTCGTGCAATTGGCGTTGAGCTGGAGACTGAGCGTTTTGAGCAGACGGTCAAGGAAGTTCAGGATTTAGTCAGTCAGAACGGATGATATTGCAGAATTAGTTACGTACCGTTATTATCCTGCGCCCGGCCCTTTAGCTCAGTGGTGAGAGTGAGCGACTCATAATCGCCAGGTCGCTGGTTCAAATCCAGCAGGGCCACCATAACGTACCGCCATTAGCTCATCAGGAAGAGCAGACGACACGATAACAGGGTTGTTGGTGCGGGGTTCGAGTCCTCGATGGCGGTCCATTATCTGCATCATGCGTTGTTAGCTCAGTCGGACAGAGCAATTGCCTTCTAAGCAATCGGTCACTGGTTCGAATCCAGTACAACGCGCCATACTTATTTTCCTGGCTCGCTTTTGCGGGCCTTTTTTGTATCCGCGCCACGCCCGGCGTATATCAAAAACCACAGAGCTTTTCAGGGGGGAGCTTACGGGATGGTCAGTGTGACTTTCTCTGTGGGCTGGTCCCCGCAGGGCGCAGGCTCACCCACTAAAAGGAAAAGTCACGATGTTTGGTATTTTCAAAAAGAAAACCCGCAGAGCAGCAACTGAAATTAAAAAGTTTGAGAAACGCGATCTGGCACAGGCGGTTATTAATGCTGCCTACCTAGTGGCCTATGCAGATGGTGAATGTGAGACTTCAGAGAAAGCGAAGATCGAACAGGTATTACGTAACCAGCCAGCGTTGTCCACGTTTACGTCAGAAATTAATGCCATCAGTGCCACGATCACAGGTCAGCTTGACACCAATTTTAAAATTGGTCGTCGTGCAGCGTTGCGTGAAATTGAAGATGTGAAACACGATACGCGTGAAGCGGAAGATGTGCTGGATGTGGCGGTGGCCATTGCTGAAGCAGATGGTGAAATTGAGCCGGAAGAGCGTAAGGTTCTGGAAGAGATTGCTGGTGTTCTTGGCCTGCGACTGGAGAACCACCTGTGACGGTAAAACTGCGTCTGGCCGCTGTGGCACTCCTGCTGTTTCTGGTGGTGATGGTGGATTTCACCAGCAGGATCATGTCGGTGCTGGCGGATGGAGTGCTGGTGGTCGGTATTGTGGTGGTGCTTTTTCCTTTGGTGAAAAAGGACATGCCAGGTAGTTAACCGGGTATCAGTTACGCCCCGAAAATTTTAAATGTCTCACAATTCAGCCAGTTGACAGTTGCCTGTCAGACTGAGCATTTGTTAAAAAAATTTCGCATGGTGAATCCCCCTGTGCGGAGGGGCAATCAGCAAGTAGGTATATGGGATAATTGCGGATTCAGGTGCTGATACTGAATTCACCGGGAGGCACCCGGCACCATGCAGGTAAGCAGTGTAAATGTTTACATAAGCAAATCCCCTCACCGGAGGGGATTTTTTACGCCCAAAAATTCCGCGTATGGTGTTGAGATTGAAAGCCTGGTGCTGGAGATAAATGTACCGACATCATAATAAAAAAAACGCCAGCACAGAAGAGAACGGGAAAACGAGTCTGACGCTGGCGTGGGGATATTCCCCGTGGAGAAATGATATGTAACACATATCGGGAGTATTTTTATATAAAAATGATAACCATTGTCAATCATAACGGTCAGGAATGATGACGTTTATGCATCAGAGCCATCAGTAATTAACGGGTGGCTTTTTTATTGTTGTCAGTTTCCGGATAACGGGAGACGGGGTATGTACCAGATGGAAAAAATCACAACAGGTGTGTCATACACCACGTCAGCGGTGGGGACGGGATACTGGTTACTGCAGCTGCTGGACAAAGTCTCTCCGTCCCAGTGGGTGGCGATAGGTGTGCTGGGGAGTCTGCTGTTTGGCCTGCTGACGTACCTGACTAACCTGTATTTCAAAATCAGAGAGGACCGGCGTAAGGCGGCGCGGGGAGAGTAGACGATGAACCATGAAGAAATGAATCAGCGCATAAGTTGCCTGGAAAATGAAATCACTGAACTGAATAAAAAACTGTCGGTGCTGATGGTTTCTGAAGATGAAAAAAACGCCGCGATGAGCAGGAAGCAGCGTTTTACGATGATTGCATCAAAATTGCTCGCAGGACCTTTGAGAAGATTTTGCAGGAAAAGTTTTTACCGACCGCATTGTCAGAAAAGTACTCCATTACAGTTAAAAGTGCCGGAGAGGAAGGCAATAAACGTTATTTTATTGCGTCTGCACCGGATAAAGACCAGGCATGGGGGGGGAATCGGCCATCTTTTATTGTGACAAGCGATGACTGGAATATCACGATCCGTGAAGATGGAAAAGTAACACCAGCATCGCACCAGCACAGTGAGGCGCTCATTGAATTTGCCATTGATTACCTGAAGAACAATAAAAAGCAGGGACTAATGAAGCGCATTGGTCGTTGCATGGGATATCTGCAGGTAGCTGCTGAGATTGAAGCGCTGGCCAGTGGTGCGGACAAGGATGCAGTTGTGCGGGAGGCTCTTCTTCGTGATTTTGATAATCCACCCTTTAAAAAAGTGCCTGCTTACTGGTTTCATCCAGGACTGACTTATCTTAAAGGACGTATATAAGCTGGCTCGTTATCTGTTGCCGGATAATCGACGGAAGATGCGTTCTTTTTGTGATTTGGCGTAATGATGATCCCACTCACATTCAAGGTAGTTTAATTCTTCGTTTAACCAGTCATTTATATTGTCTTTCAGACGTAGAAGCATGGCTGGTGTTAATATTCTGGACATAATGTCGAGAGTTGGTGGTGTGAGGTGTCCATACGGCTCAGCCTGAATGGATTTTACTGCTTTGTGGTTTTGCTGAATGAGTTTAAGGAATGCTGATTTAAATTGTTCATTCATGGCCTGCATGCAGGCGGTATATTTATGTTCATCGTTATACATTGCTAAATCCTCGACGGGAATTGTCAGATATATTTCAGCCATCAGGTAAAACACCAGTGCCCACCACTGGCAGGCTGAAGACTTAACATATCCAGGGATTCGGAACCGATAAATCCTGATAAATATCCATGAACACCAAAATCAAATACGGTCTGTCGGCTGCCGTTCTGGCGCTGATTGCCGCAGGTGCGCCTGCGCCTGAAATCCTCGACCAGTTTCTGGATGAAAAGGAAGGTAACCACACCACGGCATACCGTGATGGTGCGGGGATCTGGACCATCTGCCGTGGAGCCACCCGGGTGGATGGTAAGCCTGTTATTCCTGGCATGAAGCTGTCAAAGGAAAAATGCGACCGGGTTAACGCCATTGAACGTGATAAGGCGCTGGCATGGGTGGCGAAAAACATCAAAGTGCCACTGACTGAACCCCAGAAAGCGGGGATCGCGTCATTCTGCCCGTATAACATTGGCCCCGGTAAGTGTTTCCCGTCGACGTTTTATAAACGAATTAATGCAGGCGATCGCAGGGGAGCGTGTGAAGCGATTCGCTGGTGGATTAAGGACGGTGGCAGAGACTGCCGTATCCGCTCAAACAACTGTTACGGTCAGATATCCCGTCGTGACCAGGAGAGCGCGCTGGCGTGCTGGGGAATCGACAGATAAGCAGAATATTTTGCTGAAAAATGACGTTGACCAACGCGGACGGATAACACGAAATCCTGCGAACTGGCAAAACCTAAGTGAATAAAAGTAAAACCCCGTTTGTTGGCAGCAAGCGGGGTTTTGTGTTTCTGACCTTGGATAAGGCAAGGGAGAACATGGAAAAGTATAAACGAATTCTGTTGAGGTTGACTATGAAAAACGGCCTTGAACTGAAAGCGCCTGTAACTGATGACATCAGCAGAGCGCTGGCTTTTGCTATTAAGTGGGTGGCGGTCGGTATTGCTGTGTCTCCGATGCTGTATGGGCTGGCAAAACTGGTCATTGCGTTGAAATCGTGAAGAGGATTAAGCATGTCAGACAAGCTCATAACGCTGGCGAAGATCCTCTGTGTAATCGTCGGCATTTCATTTTCACTAATGCTGGTTGCTCTTAGGCTGGATGATGTTGTCTTCGTCGGGGATGATGGGGTGAGGGGGATATGAACCGTGTTCTGTGTGTGGTGATTATTGTCCTGCTGGTAGCCTGTGGTGCGCTTGGTCTGGGGCTGAATCATTACCGCGATAACGCCATCACCTACAAAGCGCAGCGCGATAAAAAAGTCAGAGAGCTGGAGCTGGCGAACGCGACAATTACTGATATGCAGATACGCCAGCGTGATGTCGCTGCACTTGATGCCAGATACTCGAGGGAATTAGCCGATGCGAGAGCTGAAAATGAAACTCTGCGTGCTGATGTTGCCGCTGGTCGTAAGCGCCTGCGGATCAACGCCACCTGCTCCGGTACCGTGCGTGAAGCCACCGGCACCTCCGGCGTGGATAATGCAACCGGCCCCCGACTGGCAGACACAGTTGAACGGGATTATTTCACTCTCAGAGAGCGGTTGATGATGATGCAGAAGCAGCTGGAAGGGGCGCAGGAATATATCCGCACTCAGTGTATTAACTAGTATTTTTGTTATCCGGAGAATGCATGAAGAAATTACTGGTAACCGTAAAGCCTTTTCAGGGAACAATTCTGTTCCGTATTTTGCAGCGTGGTCGTGTTCTTGTTGAAGGTTCGTTCAGTGGTAAATGTACGCAATTACACTCCCGGATCTTTCAGGTGAATGCCACGAATGAAGAGCTAACCGTTGAGTGTACGATGAATGCCGCTAAATGCCGCATGGTATCGGCTGCATTACAGCCAGTGTGTTGAGCGACCTTATTATCCATGCGCGGTATTGTCGCCGTATTCCCGTATTAACAGAGACCGTAGCCCGACAGGGAGACTCCTCTGCGCGAGTGTGCGGGGATAATCAAAAACGATACACACCGGGGTTTACTGCGTTAACGGAGCGCGGCGTTGTCCCCTCATAGTCGCCTGGCCGGTGCGATGGTGGAAGAAACCGGAAATTTATTCAATAAAAAAACCTGCCGGGTTGTTACGGCAGGTTATGGCACATGCAGAAGAGAATGTTGTTGTTATGACGAATTTTTTATCAGATTTTAATGCAAGTATTCAATTCGAAATAACCGAGCCTGAATTACAATATATGTTATGAATTATTCTCTTATTTTTTGAGCCATTCAACAAGACTGGCATGGAGCAGTTACCCGATCTCCATAAAGGAATAACAGGAAATATCTTATTATTAAGCATTTCTGAATAATAAATGAGGTCGCTGGATTAATATATTGTCTTTTTAACTGGAGTTGCGGTAGTTTTGCCCGATGTTTTTTGATGACTTATTATTTATTCTTATGCAATATGCGATTTTAAGTATGTTAAGTCTTTATCGGATTGTTTATGTAAGCACGATGGTTAAATTTTATGATTCTCTGCCGTCTGACATGGATTGAATTTGCTCATTATTTGACTGGGTGAATACATCATAAAATGAAAACGGGGCAACTGCACTCGCAGGCTCTTTGTCAGTGTCGCTGGTGTGTTTTGGGGCTGATAACGATGAAGACCTCTCCCGGAGGAGATTCAGACATACCTGCACAAAGCCTGAATTGAAAAGCAACAGTTATAATGTGCAGTGCGGTGGGGATGAAAAATATGTGAGCATAATCAAAAAAACTGCTGTGTTGGAGCACAGCAGTAAAGGTACTGATAAGGGTAGAAGATTATTATTGTTATTCTTTTTTATTTTATATGACGGATGATTTCAATTCGGAATAAATACGACTAATAACTGCGACTTTTTGTAAATTCAGCAATATAAAGAAATGGTTATATGAACAGTTATCACAGAGCAGACGGTGTATCATTCTTTGTTACAGTTAACTGACGGGCACATTTTATGTCTGCTGCCAGCCTCCGGCGACAGGCTTCAATAACCCATGCCGAAAAGTTGCCGGAGCCTTTATGCTCAAGGGCGATATTGATCTGCTCAATCATGTGATTGGGAAAACGGATGTTACGGGTTGTTGTTTTGCTGGTTTTGTTCTTCGATGACATTGTCTTTTTCCATATTCACGGCAGTGTTCTGTATTGTCCAAAGATGTTTTTACTTAAATTTGATGCAGATCAATTAATGCATTGAGACCGAACTCATTATTTGTCCTCTTTCATGGTGAACTTGTCGGTTGAGATAACTTTTATTTAATTGATAATTATTATCATTTTCGGGTCCTTTCTGGCGATCCGGCCTGTTACGGGGCGGCGACCTCGCGGGTTTTCGCTATTTATGAAAATTTTCCGGGATCCATGTCCGGTTTCTCTTCAAGTTAACTATATGAAAAATATAAAAACAGGTTTTCTGTGAACCGGACATGAACAAAAAATAGACATGTAAGCCGGACATGACCGGTTTTGTTGTGATTGCGAGGTGAGGAGTGGCTACGCAGACTGAAGTTGCCAGGCATTTAAGTCTGACCGATCGCCAGCTTCGCAGATTGCAGAAATTGCCGGGTGCCCCGATATCGAATAAGCGAGGGCAACTGGATCTGGATGCCTGGCGCGATTTTTACATATCGTATCTGAGGAGAAGTAAAAACGATGTGCCTGATGGCGATAGCGAAGACGACTATGAGGAGAAATTGCTTATTGCCAGATGGGAACTGACAGCAGAACAGGCTGTTACACAGCAGTTAAAAAATGAGGTGTCAAAAGGAAAACTTATTGACACCGGGTTCTGTATTTTTGCCCTCAGTAAGCTGGCAATGGCGTTATCCAGTACGCTTGATTCCATCCCTTTATCCATGCAGCGACAGTTTCCTGATTTAACACCGCGCCATCTTGACCATCTGAAAACCCTTATTGCGAAGGGGGCAAATCAGTGTGCGCGGGCGGGGGATAAATTACCGGATTTACTCGATGAATATATCAGAGCAACAACTGAATAATATGATGAGCGCTGTCACAACAGCATTACAGCCCCTGATAAGGGCATTGCCGGTGACGCCAGTTGAATGGGCTGATCAAAATTATTATCTGCCTAAAGAATCTTCATATGGTGAGGGAGAATGGAAAACGCTGCCATTCCAGATCGCCATCATGAACAGCATGGGGAATGATCAGATCCGCACTGTTAATCTGATTAAATCTGCCCGTGTTGGCTATACAAAGATGTTGCTGGGGGTGGTCGGGTATTTTATTGAGCATAAATCCCGTAACAGTCTGCTTTTTCAGCCTACGGATTCTGCCGCTGAAGATTTTATGAAGTCTCACGTGGAGGCGACGATTCGGGACGTGCCATGCCTGAAAGACCTTTCCCCATGGCTGGGTCGTAAACATCGTGACAATACTCTCACGCTGAAACGCTTTTCATCGGGTGTGGGCTTCTGGTGCCTGGGCGGCGCTGCCGCCAAAAACTACCGTGAAAAATCCGTGGACGTGGTCTGCTATGACGAACTTTCCTCGTTCGAGCCGGATGTCGAAAAAGAGGGCTCGCCAACCCTGCTGGGGGATAAGCGTATTGAGGGCTCTGTATGGCCAAAATCCATTCGCGGCTCGACGCCTAAAATCAAAGGCACCTGTCAGATCGAAAAAGCCGCTAACGAGTCGGCACATTTCATGCGTTTTTATGTGCCCTGCCCGCACTGTGGGGAGGCGCAGTATCTGAAATTTGGCGATGAATCCACGCCTTTTGGCCTTAAATGGGAGAAGGACAGCCCCGAAAGCGTTTTCTACCTCTGTGAACATCATGGCTGCGTGATCCATCAGTCTGAACTTGACCAGAGCAACGGGCGGTGGATCTGTGAAAACACGGGCATGTGGACCCGTGACGGCCTGACGTTTTTCAGCGCTGCGGGTAATGAAATTCCGCCGCCGCGCTCCATCACATTCCATATCTGGACGGCGTACAGTCCGTTCACCACCTGGGTACAGATTGTCTATGACTGGCTGGATGCACTGAAAGATCCCAACGGCCTGAAAACCTTTGTGAACACCACGCTGGGCGAGACCTGGGAAGAGGCCGTGGGCGAAAAACTCGATCACCAGGTACTGATGGATAAGGTTGTGCGTTACACGGCGGCGGTGCCTGCCCGGGTGGTTTATCTGACGGCGGGCATTGACTCGCAGCGAAACCGTTTTGAGATGTATGTCTGGGGATGGGCTCCGGGAGAGGAAGCCTTTCTGGTGGATAAAATCATCATTATGGGGCGTCCCGATGAGGAAGAGACGCTGTTACGTGTGGATGCGGCGATCAACAAAAAATACCGCCATGCGGATGGCACTGAAATGACCATTTCCCGTGTCTGCTGGGACACCGGGGGGATCGATGGTGAAATCGTTTATCAGAGATCAAAAAAACACGGTGTTTTCCGGGTACTGCCGGTAAAAGGCGCATCTGTCTATGGCAAGCCGGTGATCACCATGCCAAAAACCCGCAATCAGCGGGGAGTGTATCTGTGTGAAGTGGGGACAGACACCGCAAAAGAAATTCTCTATGCCCGTATGAAAGCCGATCCCACGCCTGCGGATGAAGCCACGTCGTATGCCATCCGTTTTCCTGATGATCCGGAGATTTTTTCGCAGACAGAGGCGCAGCAACTGGTGGCGGAAGAGCTGGTGGAGAAGTGGGAAAAAGGAAAGATGCGTCTGCTGTGGGATAACAAAAAGCGGCGTAACGAAGCGCTGGACTGCCTGGTGTATGCCTACGCGGCATTACGTGTGTCCGTGCAACGCTGGCAGCTTGATCTGGCTGTACTGGCAAAATCCCGGGAAGAAGAGACAACCCGGCCAACCCTGAAAGAACTGGCAGCGAAGCTGTCCGGAGGAGTGAATGGTTACAGTCGCTGAACTGCAGGCGCTGCGTCAGGCGCGCCTTGATTTATTAACCGGTAAACGGGTGGTGTCTGTCCAGAAAGATGGTCGCAGAATTGAATATACGGCGGCTTCTCTGGATGAGCTTAACCGTGCGATCAATGATGCGGAGTCGGTACTGGGGACAACCCGCCGTCGCCGTCGTCCGCTGGGAGTGAGGTTATGAAACGAACGCCTGTCCTGATTGATGTGAACGGCGTTCCGCTTCGGGAGAGCCTCAGCTACCACGGGGGCGGCGCAGGATTTGGCGGGCAAATGGCGGAGTGGTTGCCACCGGCGCAGAGTGCCGATGCGGCCCTGCTGCCCGCGTTGCGTCTGGGGAATGCCCGGGCAGATGATCTGGTGCGCAATAACGGAATAGCGGCTAATGCGGTGGCCCTGCATAAGGATCACATTGTCGGGCATATGTTTCTGATCAGCTACCGTCCGAACTGGCGCTGGCTGGGGATGCGGGAGACCGCAGCAAAAAGCTTTGTCGATGAGGTGGAGGCGGCCTGGTCGGAATACGCCGAAGGGATGTCTGGCGAGATCGACGTGGAAGGAAAACGCACGTTCACGGAATTTATCCGTGAAGGTGTGGGCGTTCATGCGTTTAACGGCGAAATCTTTGTGCAGCCGGTCTGGGATACGGAAACCACGCAGTTATTCCGTACGCGTTTTAAAGCCGTGAGTCCGAAACGGGTGGACACGCCTGGACACGGTATGGGGAACCGTTTTCTGCGGGCTGGTGTGGAGGTCGATCGATATGGCCGTGCCGTCGCGTACCATATCTGTGAGGATGATTTTCCGTTCTCTGGTAGTGGACGATGGGAACGGATCCCGCGTGAACTTCCCACCGGGCGTCCGGCCATGCTGCATATTTTCGAGCCGGTGGAGGACGGGCAGACCCGTGGGGCTAATCAGTTTTACAGCGTCATGGAACGGCTGAAGATGCTCGATTCCCTGCAGGCAACACAGCTTCAGTCGGCCATAGTGAAGGCGATGTATGCAGCGACGATTGAAAGTGAACTTGATACCGAAAAGGCCTTTGAATATATCGCCGGCGCGCCACAGGAGCAGAAGGATAATCCGCTTATTAATATTCTGGAGAAGTTCTCCAGCTGGTATGACACGAATCACGTGACACTGGGCGGTGTCAAAATTCCGCACCTTTTCCCTGGTGATGATCTGAAACTACAGACTGCGCAGGATTCAGACAATGGATTTTCTGCGCTTGAACAGGCGCTTCTGCGGTATATCGCCGCCGGTCTTGGCGTTTCCTACGAACAGTTGTCCCGTGATTACTCGAAGGTCAGTTACTCAAGTGCCCGCGCCTCCGCCAATGAGTCGTGGCGCTATTTTATGGGGCGGCGAAAATTTATTGCGGCCCGGCTGGCCACGCAGATGTTTTCCTGCTGGCTGGAAGAGGCACTTCTTCGGGGGATTATTCGTCCGCCACGGGCACGTTTTGATTTTTATCAGGCGCGATCAGCCTGGTCACGGGCAGAGTGGATTGGTGCCGGAAGAATGGCCATTGACGGGCTCAAGGAAGTCCAGGAATCGGTGATGCGCATTGAGGCCGGACTGAGCACGTATGAGAAAGAGCTGGCGCTGATGGGCGAGGATTATCAGGACATTTTCCGCCAGCAGGTCAGGGAATCTGCAGAGCGGCAAAAAGCCGGACTCTCACGTCCGGTGTGGATAGCGCAGGCGTATCAGCAGCAGATAGCGGAGAGTCGCAGGCCGGAAGAGGAGACAACACCACGTGAGACGTAATCTTTCACACATTATTGCCGCAGCATTCAATGAACCGCTGCTTCTGGAGCCCGCCTATGCGCGGGTTTTCTTTTGCGCGCTCGGGCGCGAGATGGGGGCAGCAAGTCTTTCGTTACCACAACAGCAGGTACAGCTTGATGCTCCCGGGATGCTGGCTGAAACGGACGAGTACATGGCCGGAGGTAAACGACCGGCCCGTGTTTACCGGGTGGTGAGCGGTATTGCGGTACTGCCGGTGACCGGCACGCTGGTGCACCGGCTGGGTGGTATGCGGCCATTTTCTGGAATGACAGGCTATGACGGCATTGTTGCCTGTCTTCAGCAGGCAATGGCGGACACCTCTGTCCGGGGCGTACTGCTGGATATTGACAGTCCGGGCGGGCAGGCCGCCGGTGCGTTTGACTGCGCTGACATGATTTACCGCCTCCGGCAGCAGAAGCCGGTCTGGGCACTGTGTAATGATACGGCCTGTTCTGCGGCCATGCTGCTGGCGTCGGCCTGCTCCCGACGGCTGGTTACCCAGACATCCCGTATCGGCTCCATTGGCGTGATGATGGGCCATGTCAGCTATGCCGGTCATCTGGCGCAGGCCGGAGTGGATATCACGCTGATTTATGCCGGGGCGCACAAGGTGGATGGCAATCAGTTTGAAGCCTTACCGGCAGAGGTGCGTCAGGACATGCAGCAGCGCATTGATGCGGCGCACCGGATGTTTGCCGAAAAAGTGGCGATGTATACCGGGCTGTCTGTGGATGCGGTCACGGGGACAGAGGCTGCCGTTTTTGAAGGTCAGTCCGGTATTGAGGCCGGGCTGGCGGATGAATTAATCAATGCGTCGGATGCCATCAGCGTGATGGCTGCGGCGCTGAACACACATGATACAGGAGGCACTATGCCGCAATTAACTGCAACGGAAGCCGCCGCGCAGGAGAACCAGCGAGTGATGGGGATCCTGACGTGTCAGGAAGCGAAAGGACGTGAACAGCTTGCCACGATGCTGGCAGGACAACAGGGCATGAGCGTTGAACAGGCCCGGGCGATTCTGGCCGCGGCAGCACCGCAGCAGCCGGTGGCATCCGCGCAGAGTGAAGCCGATCGCATTATGGCGTGTGAAGAAGCTAAAGGTCGTGAACAACTGGCGGCAACGCTGGCGGCGATGCCGGATATGACGGTGGAAAAAGCCCGCCCGATCCTGGCGGCTTCACCGCAGGCGGATGCCGGACCCTCACTCCGTGATCAGATTATGGCTCTGGATGAGGCAAAAGGGGCTGAGGCGCAGGCTGAAAAACTGGCGGCGTTTCCCGGAATGACGGTGGAGGCTGCCCGCGACATTCTGTCCTCATCGCCGGATAAAGCAGAACCGGTTTCTGCATCCACAACCGCCATGTTTGAACGCATCATGGCGAACCATTCACCGGCAGCCGTGCAGGGTGGCGTGTCACAGACGTCGGCAGACGGTGATGCGGACGTGAAATTGCTCATGGCCATGCCATGAAGTCAGTGCTGACCATCAACAGGAGGTTTTTACAATATGGTAACGAAAACCATCACTGAACAGCGTGCGGAAGTACGTATTTTTGCCGGTAATGATCCGGCTCACACCGCCACAGGCAGCAGCGGGATTTCTCAGGCAACACCGGCACTGACGCCCCTGATGCTGGATGAGTCTACCGGGAAACTGGTGGTCTGGGACGGACAGAAAGCCGGTAGTGCGGCTGGCATACTGGTACTGCCGCTTGAAGGCACAGAGACGGTGCTGACGTATTACAAGTCGGGGACCTTTGCGACGGAGGCAATCCGCTGGCCTGAAAGTGTGGATGAACACAAAAAGGCCAACGCCTTTGTCGGCACAGCCCTGAGTCACGCGGCGCTGCCGTAACACGTTATCAGGCCACCGCGGTGGCCTGACTGATTTCTGAATGAAAGGAACTGATTTATGGGATTGTTTACGACCCGCCAGTTGCTCGGTTATACCGAACAAAAAGTGAAATATCGTGCGCTGTTTCTGGAGCTGTTTTTCCGCCGTACGGTGAATTTCCATACCGAAGAGGTGATGCTGGACAAAATTACCGGAAAAACGCCGGTGGCGGCCTATGTTTCCCCGGTTGTTGAAGGAAAAGTGCTGCGTCATCGTGGTGGTGAAACCCGCGTGTTACGTCCGGGCTACGTCAAGCCGAAACACGAATTTAATTACCAGCAGGCGGTTGAGCGTCTTCCCGGTGAAGATCCGGCTCAGCTGAACGACCCGGCCTACCGTCGTCTGCGTATCATCACAGATAACCTCAAACAGGAAGAGCACGCCATTGTCCAGGTGGAAGAAATGCAGGCGGTGAATGCCGTGCTGTATGGCAAATACACCATGGAAGGAGACCAGTTCGAGAAAATTGAGGTTGATTTTGGACGCTCTGAAGGAAATAACATTGAGCAGGCCGACGGTAAAAAATGGTCTGAGCAGGACCGTGATACGTTTGATCCGACGCATGATATTGACCTTTACTGCGATCAGGCCAGCGGTCTTGTGAATATTGCCATTATGGACGGTACTGTCTGGCGTCTGCTGAATGGCTTTAAGCTTTTCCGCGAAAAACTGGATACCCGTCGCGGCTCAAATTCACAACTCGAAACGGCAGTGAAAGACCTGGGGGCTGTGGTGTCTTTCAAAGGGTATTACGGTGATCTGGCCATTGTGGTGGCAAAAACGTCTTATGTGGCAGAAGACGGTACCGAAAAACGTTATCTGCCGGAGGGTACACTGGTCCTGGGGAATACGGCAGCAGAGGGCATTCGTTGCTATGGTGCCATTCAGGATGCACAGGCGTTGTCCGAAGGTGTGGTGGCCTCTTCCCGTTATCCGAAACACTGGCTGACCGTGGGCGATCCGGCCCGTGAATTTACCATGACGCAGTCCGCACCGCTGATGGTGCTGCCGGATCCGGATGAGTTTGTGGTGGTGCAGGTGAAATAATCCGTGAGCGGGGGCGAAATGCCCCCGTGTCTTTTTTCACAGGGGGCTGATATGGCAACAAAAGAAGAAAATCTGAATCGTCTTCGTCAACTGGCTGGCCTGCTGGGGCGCGAGGCGGATATATCGGGGAGTGCTGCGGATATTGCGCAACGTGTGTCTGAGTGGGAAGAGGAGCTTGCTGCTTCCCGGGAGGGCATTATGCCTGGTGATGAGAGCGGGCCTGAGCAAAATCACACAGACGATGGTGAGCAGTTGCACAACACTGATGCTACGGATGATGTTAAAGCGGTTCGTGTGCGGAAATGCCTGCATGTGATGGGGTATTGCCCGGAGACAGGCCGTCCCGTTGAACTGACGTACCGGGGCATGCGTGTTCTGGTGCCATCACCACTGGCGACAGCCATGATACAGCACGGAACGGCTGAGCATGCGTGATTTTCAGAATGCCTTTGATGCTGCCCTTGCCGGGGTGGACAGCACGATTGTTGAAGTGATGGGGCTCTGTGCGCAGTTCACCTCGGGGGCACAGTGTGGCAGCGAAGTTCAGGGGGTTTTTGACGATCCGGAATCGCTGGGGTTTGCCGGTAGCGGGGTCCGTATTGAAGGAAGCTGCCCGTCATTATTTGTACGGACGGATACGGTTCGTGCTGTGCGGCGTGGTGACACGCTGACCATTAATGGTGAGACATTCTGGGTGGATCGTGTTTCTCCGGATGACGGGGGCAGTTGTTATCTCTGGCTCAACCGTGGGCAACCACCGGCAGTTAACCGGCGACGATAAACGCAGGGTGAATTATGGCGATAAAAGGGCTTGATCAGGCGATTGAAAATCTGAGCCGGGTTCGTAAAAACGCCATTCCGGCGGCTTCAGCAATGGCCATTAACCGCGTGGCCACAACGGCGATTAATCAGTCTTCGTCACAGGTTGCCCGGGAGACCAGGGTGAGCCGGAAACTGGTAAAGGAACGGTCCAGACTGAAACGGGCCACGGTCAGAAATCCGAATGCCAAAATTATCGTTAAACGCGGTGATCTCCCGGTGATTAAGCTGGGGATCAGGATGCTGGGCCGTCGTCCGAACAGCATACTCAAAGCCGGTCAGCATCGTTATCAGCGGGCATTTATTCAGCGATTAAAAAATGGTCGCTGGCATGTAATGCAGCGTGTGGCCGGGAAAAACCGTTACCCCATTGATGTGGTGAAAATCCCGATGGCGGCCCCACTGAAACAGGCGTTTGATGAAAACGTTGACCGTATCCGGCGTGAACGCCTGCCCGGAGAACTGGCATATGCGCTGAAACAACAACTGAGGATTGCGATAAAACGATGAAACATACTGATATCCGTGCTGCAGTGCTGGATGCACTGGAGCAGCATGAACACGGGGCGACGCTGTTTGATGGTCGCCCCGTTGTTTTGACGAAG